TGGTACCACGGTGCCATAGTGGCATCTGGTACGTCAGGTACCGATCCCTTGAAGGGTTCCAAGTCATGAGCCATGTACCAATCTTGACGTACCGTCATCCGGCCGTCAAGCTGAGTACCGGGGTGCCGAATGACCACTAGGGACGTAAGCGCGTTCCGATTCGGTACGGAAATGGATATGAAAATGGGGACCACATACCAGAATGGATTTACGCCATGATGGGTCGTACGCATGCACTGACCGGAGTAGCGGCAGGCATCGCGGTAACATACGGGATCACGCTATCGGTACCGGCTGCCATCGCTGGAACCTTCATCTGTGCCGGTTCCGCTTTGGTACCTGACATCGATCACAAGGATTCCACGATCACAAAGACGTTCGGTCCCATAACCAAGATCGTGAGCTTCGTGGTACGCAAGATCTCAGGTGGGCACCGAATCGGCACCCACTCATTCCTAGGCATCGCGGCAATAGGTGCCATGGCACAGTACGGGGTTCAAAATCGGTACACGCTTCCGGGTGCCATCCTGCTTTGCTTCCTGATGTGCCTTGCCATCGGTGGGGCTGTCCGGCTACTTCGTATACCCGGATGGTTTGATGACCTGGCACCTATCCCGGTAGTGATCGGGATCGTCCGGTTCACGCATATCAGTCTGGATATGGTGCCCCTAGCGATCATGCTCGGGTGCCTGATCCACGTCGCCGGAGACGTCGCCACTAAGGGTGGCTGTCCGTTGTGGTGGCCGTTCAGCTTCAAGCGCATCAAGCTTGACCTGTTCAAGACGGACGGCTTCACGGAACGATGGATCATCACTCCGGTAGTGATCGTGTGCATCTTCGCGGGCATCTTCTGGAAGCTACTTGACAACGTGATGTGATGCGGTAACGTGGCAACTCCAAGCAACACCGACCGAACGAGAGGCAGCAAGATGACCGAGAACGCGACCGAGACCCCCGAGCGTGCCGACCTGTCGTGGCTGAGTGACGTCACCCCGACCGAGACCACCATGCGGACTTCCAAGCGTGGACGTCAGCCCGGCAAGAACCCCGTCATGCCGCACGTCAAGAGCGCGCACGAGTCCGGCAAGACCCTGAGCCTTCCGGTTCCGGCGTCCGTCGCGCGGCAGACCGAGCGCATGCTCCGGCGTGCGGCTCTCCGTGAGAACTGGTCCATCTCGGTCCAGGTTCTCGACACGGACCCGGCTTCCGCCACGAGTGAGAACGTGATCGCGCTGAAGGATCTCGATTCGCTCGCTGAGGGAACGGACGTGTGGGTCTCGTTCCAGGTGCGAGACAAGGATGCGAGCGACGCGACCGAGAGCGCGGACGGCTCCGGAGACGCTCCGGCGGACCCGTTCGCGGGCACCCCGAGCGCGGACGCCAGTGAGGACGAGTCCGGCGACACGGACACCGGCGCGACTCCGGCCGCACCCCGGAAGGGTCGTCGGTCCGGCAAGTGATCCACAACCGACCATGACCACGAACCCCCGAGCCCGGACGGCTCGGGGGTTCGTGCATGAAAGGGGACCCACCCATGGGGTTCAAAGCGGGCAAGGATAAGCCGCTTGAAATCGAATCGGTACAAGGCGGTATGCGGTTCACGATCGCGGACCGGTGCGTCATCCTGGCACCGAACTACGTCCGAGCAATTCGTGACTATCTGGACATGGAATTCGTGCCGCCATTCATGGCATTTCCGGAAGACGGCACGGGAGTTCTCAGGGTCTATCAGGAGGATGACGGAATGACATGGTTCCGTGTCTTCCATACCGAGACCAAAGAAGGGCGGCTCTCGTGTCTGTCCAACTATGAAACAGGGCAGCTTTACGAGTGGCTGAATTCCCAGCTTGACAATGTGTGATAGCGTGGCAGTAGTTCAATCCCCAACGGAAAGGGATCAAGGAAGATGGGATCTCCCCAGACACGTCCGGCCGTCATGGCGTACATGGCAAAGAACAGCGGCAAGCCCGTCACACTGGAAGACCTCAGGAACGCAACCGGCTTCACGGCCACTCAGGTTCAGTCGCAAATGCGGAACCTGATCAAGGACGGGCAGCCGATCACGGCTCTCGTCAAGGCTCAGATGTGGAAGTACGAGCCCACCACGGAGCCGGAGCCCGAGCCGGTGAACCCGGACGAGCGCGACGTCACGAACATCGTCTATGAGGGCATCGGCCGGACGGGTGCCGGAGCGATCATCGTTCGCGACGTGGACACGCGCACGCTGTACGTGCTCCGGGAACTGGACATCTAAGCCCGTACGGCTCTCAGAGCGCCGGAGACGGCACGGAGCCCCCGACCCTCAGTCAGGGTCGGGGGCTCTCCTGTTTGTCGCTCAGAACTCGTCTCAGGAACGCGTACCGGGATCAGACGTGCTTGCCGCGTGCCGCCTGAGCGTCCGTCCGGTTCGTGTGCTTGGCAAGCCAAGCGAGACCGAACGTGAGCACACCGGTAACGGCACCGGCTACCAGGGACGCCAGAGGGTTGCTCAGCGTGTCCGGCATGGAAGGCCAGTACGTGAGCACGAAACTCATCACGGTCGTCACGACGAAACTCGTGAGCGTCGCGACCGTGACCTTTGTTTCCACGGGACCATTCCCGCTTCCATTCGTGGCCATGATCTTTCCTTTCCCCCGGACACCGTGCCCGGATAGGTCTCTCAGGCTTCCAGACGCGTTTTCAGCGCGTCCAGCGTTGCCGCCGCTACCTCGGGACCGAGAGCGGTAGCGATCTTGTCAGCGATCGTCTCAGGGCTCAGACCGGCAAGCACACCGGCAATGATCGCGGCTTCATCCACGTCCGGCTGTCCGAGAGACGCCACAGCGGCGGCAATCTGCCGGATGCCCTTCCCCATGGAATAGATGTGATAGTCCAACTTCCATTCCGGGTTATCCGGGTTGTCATCCGGAGCCGGGTACAGCCCGTCCGTCTTTGCAACGGCTCGTGCGATCTTTGCCGCATCGGCATCGGTAACTGCCATGGGGCTTTCTCCTATCATCCATTGCCCGTAATCGTCGTACATGGCACGGTCGTAATCGACGTCAGCCCCACCCATGTTGACGCCGTTCTTGTACTGCTGAATATGGGCTCGGGTGTCCCACCGGCCGCCGCTCCATGCGTACGTCTGCCATCCCCAGGTAATGAGCTTGTTATCAAATGCCCACTTGATGGGGACGTACCCGCCGTACATGCCGACACGGTCTTTCCCTAGACCACCATCGGCAGATGCCGCCCCGATGAAATACTCTTTCAGCTTTGCGAAATCATCGGACTGAGCATCGAAATCAACCGCGAAATAGATCGGTCGATCTTCCGGCATCCCGAGCGCACGAGCCTTTGAGAGCGCCGTCAGCGCGTCATCCCGTCCAGCCTGCCGACCGGCTAGGGCTCGGGACGTAGTGGTCTCCCAGACCACTACACACCAGATACCGGCCGCGTTTGCCGCCGTGGCTTCAGCCCGACTGAGATCCTTGCTCGTATCGTTGGACAGATACCGGGCAATGAACTTCACCCCGGCATCAGTCATGGTCTTCACACTCGGATGAGACCACGCGTAATCGATCCCGAATACGCTCATTTCTTCACGCACCCATATTCGACCCTGAGTTTATGGATCTTGGCTACGGTGCTCTGTGTGCGCTCTCGTTGCTTGGGGTCCGTGATTCTCGGGTCCACCGGCCTATCCAGATCGCGAAATAGCTGGCACCATTTGTGATCCGACTGCCGCTGATTGTAGTTTGTATAAACGATGCCCGTAGCGGACACCGTGACATTGACCAGAATGAGAGCGAGCACGGCATACAGTAGCGCACCACGAGTGAGCGTCACCTGTTTATGCATGCGGGTCCCTTTCACAGCACCCCCGTAATTACCAGTATTGCTATTGCGGCTGCGATGGTGGCGATGATTGCGGCATAGGGGTACCAGTCTGGGAGTCCGGTGGAAGTTGCTGCGTCGCCGTTCCCTGTCCGGTGAACAGAGTCACGAGAGCGCCGATGCCCGGAATTCCGGTCAGACTTAGACACCCAATAATCAGGACCACGTTCGTTGAACCGGTAACGATCAGGAACGCCATTCCCGCCGTTCCAAGCAAGTACGAGATTATATCTCTCGTAAGTACGACCCACGGGGGAGCGTTTTTCCACAACGGTCATCCTCTCTTCCGGTCGCACATCATGACGTCAGACGAACCATGATCTGTGCCTTGATGATATGACCGGTAGTAGCGTTCGGATCGGCTGCCCATTGCGAGCACTCGATACCGAACCGATGCCCGCTGTTCACGTATGACCACACCGGATACCGGTGATGCGTGGTTCGCGGGTAATTGGGGTTGTCCCCTGATGATGTGTAGAACTCGTGCGGTAGATGGGTCTCGGCTCGGTCGCCGTTCGTCTCATCCTCGAATTGCCTGATCTGAATCTCGGTCAGGGGATCGAAATCCTGAAACCAGATGTCTAGTACACCATCGATGAAGATCGGACCACCGGTCAGATACTTGGACCCGTTCGTGTGAACACCGGCGCTATCCGCGTACTCATGGTTCAGCGTGAACGGCACCCATATTCCAGGGAGGTTCAGCCGATCGGATCGGGGAACCGGAATGGGGTCCCCCACGTAATCCGCGTTCAGGTACTCAGCCATTCGACACCCTTTCCTATTACGGTAGAACCGGCTCTACCAGTATGCCACGGCGGAAGAATGTGGCCGTACCGCCTGAAGCGCGATGCATACAGCGCGCGTAATACGTGACTCGGGGAGTGAGACCGGTAACGAGCAACCGGCCGGACGCTTGAGACCATTTGTCTTCCTGCTGTCCGATGCCGTTACCGTCATCGGCAGCGAGAACTACCGCGCCACCGGAGTTCGTGACTCGGACCTCGAAAGACAATTGCGATGCGCTCGGAGCGGTACATTCCGACGCACCCGATACCGTGATGTAAACCTTTCCGGACGGGGGTGCAACGAATGTCGCGTCCACATTGGTGCCCGCAACATATGTCGTGCTCGTGGTAGTCGCGTCCGTCTCCGTGAAGTTGGCAACCGGCGGGCACTGACTACCAGGTTCGATGAACTTCCAGACTGCCCCATCGAATTCCCAGACTTCCCCGGTGTTCTGGTACGTGAAGCGCTGGAATTTCCTGGCACTACCGGCCGGATACAGATGATCCGTTGTGGGTCCGAAGTTGGCAAGCACAGTGCCATGCTTGGTCAGGAACTTACGACGATCCACGAGATTGACGATGGCTCCGGCCGGAGTCTTTTCGTAATGTGCAATGCCGTGATCCCATACACCGGACGCGTTGAACGTCATGGCGGGAAGCCCGGCACCGGGGGTGCCTTGAATGATCCGGCAATAGATACCGGGGGAATGCGACGCGTCATACGTGAGCGCGACGATATCGAATCTGTTAGAGCCACCCCCGTTCGCGGCAACGGCAAGGTTCAGCGGTCCGCCGGAAAGCTGGTACATGGAGCCCTGAACGATCGCGGTCATGTTCTGGACATTGATGCTCGTTCCTGCCCCACCATCGGACACGGCTCCGGCCGTATCGGACGGCAGCGCGTCAATGCCGTCAGGACCGAGCATCTTGTTACGGTCGCGGAATTGCTGAGACGTTGCGATCGTCGTACCGGCAAACGGTGCCGCGTATTCGGTGGCCATATCAGTACCTCACTGTTTCGCCTGAAGTGCTTCCACTTTCTTATTCAACTCGTCCAGCTTTTGAATCATCTTCATCGTGCCGGTAGTGGACGCGCTTCCGACTGTGGTCTCTGCCGCCGGACCGTCAGTGGCGGACCAGTTGATTTCGATCTCCCGGAGAATGTCAACGATATTGACCTCAGGAATAGAGACCTTATCGCCTAGGAAATAGTCACGGTAGAAAAGCAGATTAGGGGTATCAGCCGTCTTGATAGCCAATCCGTTAATAGGTCCATTATTGACTGTCTCCTCAGTACCCGCCTGATCTAGTTCAACCGTGTCCGTGCTATCGCGCCTGTCCACGAACGTTTCCGTCCGGTTATTCCAGGCGGTAGCGGCGGCAGAGTCTACGATCTCCCGGAACACTCGTGCTGTTCCGTCCCCTTGTCCACCGACAATGGACACGTTCGTCTTTGCCGCTTCCTGCGTGCGCTCATAGGAAACCAGGTTGCCCAGAAGGGAACCGAACTTGGCAATGCCGCTCTTATCGCTAGGTACGTATACCTGAAATTCAAGGTTGTCCCCGTTGAACCTCACGCGCCACCCGATGCCGCCGGACAAGCACAGCGGAGATATCAACTCGGCTAGGTTGTCCATCCGTGCGGAGCCCTTGACCGTGGCTCCGCGCGCTAGATCGGTCTCTATAACGAGCCCAGAGACGCGCCTAGCGGCAATCGCACCGGGTCCGGCGTTCAGGTTCACGTACGCCTTGACAACCGTCTCAGCGACGCCTGAGCGCCTGTCATAGTCTGCCGCGTTCTGCGTAGTCGCCGGACTTCCCGGCACCTGGAAGGCAAGCCGGTCTGCCACTACCTGTTCCGCGCTCGGACCGTAGATGGACAACGTACCCCCGACGTTGTTCTCATCATTGATCTCTTTGATGCCCCGAATTTGTCCCGAAATGATTTCCTGATCGTTGCTCAGGAATTGCAGCCACCCACCGGGGACGAGCTTGTCAGCTTTCGGATCACCCTTAGGCACGGTCAGTTCAAACGCCCCGACGTCCAGATAACGCGGGGTGATTTTCAGGGTGTTGACACGGCTGAGATCCCCCGTCTTGATCCGGTTCTGATCTCGAATCCGAATCTCGTACGGGGGAATCAGCGATGCCGGATTAGGCATCGTCAGCACTCGCAATCGTCACGGTGACCTTTGGGTCCGTACCCCCGGTAAGCGTTTGGAGATACGCCCTGACATGAGTAATGAGATGGGTAGTCGGCTGAGTGGTCACGATCCCGTTTTGCGACGCCTGATGAGTGCCGATCCGAGCCCACCGGGTTCCATCATGGGAACCTTCCATATAGACCGTGCACGCGGTAGGCGAACCTTCCACCGTGACGAGCATCGTATGGTGCGCCGTGGCTTTGAGAAGCTGCCGGTAATCACCGGCGGTACCAGGAATGTCCACCTGGTCTAGCGAAGTGAACGCGCTCATTAGTCCCCCTCATATAGCGGAAAGAATGTGACGATGGCTGACGAATCAGAAGTGGGACCCGTTAGCGTGATGTTCACGATGTTGTCCCCATCCACCAAAGGCCACAACTGATATCCGGCAACTAGATTGTTCCAGCGGTTGACGCCGTTCTCATCAACAAGATACGACCCACCGGGCTCCGTTACCAGTGACAGGGTGTTAGCTGAAGTGGTGGCCGTGTAGGTAATCGTGAACGTCTTCCCGGACGTGACATTTTGCGCCTGAATCTGCGTGAACGGTCCGATGAAATTCCATGTCGGGTAGGCGTCAACGTCACCGGGGTTATTGATGACGGTACCGGCTGCCAGTAGCGGAGACGAGACCACTTCATAGAACGTGTCCGCTCCGGGAATCGGCAATTCCGTACGAGTAGACGTAACCAATTGGTACGGCAAGGTGACTTCATCACCGTAGAAATAGGGATCATCAGCGATGAACCTAAGTCCGTACTTCATCACCGTGACGCCGTACTCACCCGGACCGCGCTCCGCACCATCGAAACCGTCCACGTAGCGCGCTCTGATCCGCCGTACCGAGCCGTCTGGCCACGCGGTAGAGATGATGCACTCCCCACCCCGAGCCGGGCTCAGAGCCTTTGTGAGAGCCCTACGCTTAGCCAACATCACATCGCGGTTCATGTCCCGGATGACGATCGGGAGAAACAACTCTCGGGGAAGTGCTCGCACACCGCGCCAGAAAGCACCGGCAACCATCGGGCTCTCATCCCGGTAATGCTGGTAGGTCGCGCCGTCAAACCCCTTCTTTCCTTGCCCTTCCCAATACCCATTCGTACCGTCGAATGCCCAGTCATTTCCCTTAGGATCAGTGATGATGGTAATTGATGGCATTTTCACCACCGTCCATGAAGTGTGAACAGGTTATCCAAAGCATTCGTGACTTGCTTCTCACTTGGAATGCCCTGGACTCCGTGCAAGTTAACCGTCACGCTAGGCTTTGCACCCCGGACGGCAAGCGTATGGATATCCTTCCATTGCGTTCCCGTGAGAACAGGCTCCGGCTTGTTCTTGTGGAACGGCCACCCCACGCCGTATCCGCCGTCATCAAACCGTCCCTTTTGCTTGGTCCCGAGCCCACCGATTGCCCGGAACGCGTCCAGTCCGGCCGCTGTGGACATCTTCCCGAGCGCGGACATGAGCGGAGTGGGCTCGTGCTTGTCCGCCGTATGGTACGCCTCATGCCTGAATATCCGGCTGAATTCATTCGGGCTCAGCAGACCACCGGCGGCAAGCGGCCGGAGAATGGAACTCATACCGGATCGGATACCGTGCTGAACAACCGAGTTTTGATTACCCCCAATGGTCCAGTACGCGCCACCACCGGCAGGCTTCTCAATAATGTTGATGTGGCCTGATCCCCGGTAGGCTGCCAAGTCTCCGGCACGTCCGGTGCTGACGTGCTTCATTGCCCCGACGTAGGAAGCCACGGCGGCAGATGGTGAACCGGGGTATTTCTTGCCTGCCTTTGCTTCCTTAATCATCTCGGAAACGAAGATGGCACACCACGGAGCACCGACCATGCCCCATTCACGCGTCCACTTGTTGTTATTCGGTCCCCTGTCGTCTCCCTCTCCGACGTGCCTTAGGGCAGCCTTGACAACGCCGGTAGAGTCTCCCCCGAATCCAGCGCCGAATGCCTTGAAAAGAGAGATCGCGTACGAACGTGCCTTGCCAAGAATGAGCTTGGGCATCTCAGCGGCGGCCGTGCCGAATGCGCCTTGTCCCCGGAACCCTTCAGCGGACGGCACGAACTTCTTAACCAGTTCATCCCAGACCTTGCCAGGATTAGCGATCAGGTTAAGAGCGTCCTTTCCGATGTTCGCGACCTTGCCCGCAATCTTCTTAACGGAACCGATGATGCCACCGATTTGCATCATCTGCATTTGGTGTCCGGCTGAAGACCACAAAGCCATTGCCCGAGCCCGGTACTTAGGATCAGTCGGGATCACGTACTCGGGATAGTTGCTGTTTCCCTCTCCGACAATGGCAGTCGGCTTGTTGAACACACCGGGCTTGACCGGCATGGGACCACCGGCGGCAAGCTGTGAAATCGGGTTCAGTCTAAGGTTACCGGGAAGGTGCAACCATCCCATTACCTTATTCCACAATCCGACGATTCCCTTATTGAATACCGTCCCGATCACGAAGTTAACGGGACGCTTAGTAGCGTCGCGCAACCTACCCCATGCGGAACCAATAGCGGAGACGCCGTTACTGAACGCATTGCGCGCAGTAGACATCATGCTCTTGATCTTGCCGGTAACGGAATTCGAGAGGCTGGACGTCAGATTCTTAATCCGATCCCAGTTTCGGACGACCAATCCCACAACGGCAGTCAGCGGAGCGGAAATGAATCCGATGATCTGACGCCAATGGGTCTTGATAAAGTTCACCGTTGACGTGACCGCACTGGACACGCGATTCTTGATCGTACCCCAGTATTTAGTTACGACTGAGATAGCGAGACCGAGCGGACCGAGTAGAATCGTGACGATTAGTCGCCAATGACTCTTGATGAAATTCACGGCCGTAGTAATCGCGCCTACGGTGACATTCTTAATCTGAGACCAGTACTTAGTTACGAGCGCGATAGCGAGACCGAATGGTCCTAGCAGAATCGGCAAGATTAGTCGCCAGTGATTCCGCACAAAATTGACCACGAACGTAACGGCAGTCTTCAGGAAGTTAAAGACGGCATTGACCGCATTGCGGAAGAACGCGAATTTATTGTACGCCAATACAACGGCAGCGCCGAGAGCCACTAGCCCGATGATTACAAGCGTGATCGGGTTCGCGGACATAATCAGGTTAAACGCTAGCTGGATACCTGACCATATCTTTGTAGCGGCGGCAGCAATGGCAGACTTCGCGGCAAAGAAGACGGCTTGCGTTCCAGCCCAGAGCATCCGGGCACCCATTGCGAGGAACGATCCGGTAGCCGTTGCCGCTGAGACTGCCGCACGTCCGGCCGCTGAAGCCGCCGTGGCCATACCCCTACCGGCGGCGGCACCGGCGGACGCTACTCCCGATCCAAAGCGTTTCGCGCCGGTGATACCGGCATTGAACACGGTACGCAGCTTGCCCCCGAGCGTGCCCATACGGCCGGAGAAAGACGACTCGGCAACCTGAGCAGAGCGGAACCCTTGTGCCAGACGTCCGGCACCCTGAGCGGCACCCGCTACCCCCTTGCCCGCCGTGGCGATGCCCCGTACGCCGGTAGAGACGGCGCTCACGGCCGATGCCGTGACCTTTGCCCCGATGCCTAGCCCCACCATGGGGACAGCCACAGCGGCAAGCCCAGAGCCGGAGACGCCTAGTCCGTCCAGCGCACCCCCGATCTTCTGGACGGCCGGTATGACCTCATTGGCAATGAACGTGACAACGTTCGTTTGCATGCCACGTTTGAATGCTTCAAATTTAGATTGGGGTGTATCCCCAATCGCCTTACTCGCCTTGTCTGTGGCTCCGGCTAGCTGTCCGAGTCCCTTAGTTGCCGTGCTCGGGTCCAGCTTAAATAGCGCGTCCCCTAGGTCTTCCGCTTGCGTGCCGAATAGAAGCGTAGCCACCTGAGCGCGCTTGGTTGGACTCTCGATAGCGCGTAGCTTGCCGAGAACCGTATCGAGACCCTTAGACGCTCCGGCACCACCCCCGGCAATCTGTGCCGCCATTTGCTTAGCGTTCAGACCGAGAGCCTTGAACCCCTGAATGGTGGTGTCAGAACCGTCAACGGCTCGGATGCTGAATTCCTTTAGTGCGTCCGCCACAACGTCAGCGTCACGCGCACCACCCTTTAGACCCTGCTGAATCAGACCAAGAGCCGTGTTGCCGTCAAGTCCTAGCTTCCTGAACTGAGTTGAATATTCCTTGAAGGTGTCCAGCAAATCGCCGGATGAGTTCAAGCCCAGTTGCGCACCACGGGTAATGATGTCGAATGCGGCTTGCGCGTTAGGTGCCAGACCAGTACGCATGATCTGAGAGACGCCTAGCGTAACGGCGCTGACGTCTTCCCCGAGCACTTGCCCCACGGTGATAGCGCGTGCCGACATAGTTTCCAGTGCCGCACTGGAAGCCCCACGCATTCCGTCCATGTTCTGAATGACGGAAGTAATTGCCCCCTGAACTTCCTCCATATTCTCGCCGTAGGCTTGCGAGAAAAGCTTACCGGCTACCCCACCGACCCTTTGAGATTCGGCAGCCGTCAAACCTAGCTGCGCCTGTAGCATCCCCTGAGCGCCGGTGATGTTTAGCGCTTGCTCGAATCCAGATGAAAAGGTCTCGGCTGCCTTGCCCGCGAACTCGGATAGCTGATCCCCGATAGCTGATCCGACAGCAATTTCAAATGCGCCACCGAACCGGCGGCCGGACTCTCGTCCCGCTTCCTCACTCTCAGATGATCGTGAAAGCTGATCCCCGAATGAGTCGCTGAACGATTGTCCGGCACGGCGTCCGGCTCGATCGAACTCCTGTTCTGTTTCACGCTGAAGGTTCGCGGCATCTGGCCGGATACGGATAAACGCACTCGCTAGCGGAGTAGGCATTTATCCTCCCTTCATCAGCCAACGGCGTTCAGCTTCGCGTTCCTTAGGATTGAGTGGTGCATTCAATTCCTCTAGGAACTCGTCCATCTCTTCATCGGTCTTTCCGTCCGCTTGCAAGACGTACACGTAATTGCACGCTTGCCGGACGGTCAGCCCAAAGATGCCAGTTTGCCCAAGTCCGTTACCGGAACCAGACCTTCCCGCTGCCCTGAGGACGTGTCCGTCAAGGAAGGCGACATTTGCCGCGATGGTGAAGACGAGTCGGATTCCGGCGACGTAGGGCGTGCAGTCAGAAGCTCTACCGTCTGCTGAACCACCGGCATGAGTTCTTCCGCACCCGCCTTGACGTGCTTGGCATGCGCGCGGAATTTGTCCCACTCTTCCGGATGAATGCAGTCCTTCAGCATTTCGTAGATCGCTGCGAGCGCTCCCATGTCGCTCGTGTCGATCCCGGAATTCGCGTGATAGGCGAATTCCATAAGGGGCATGAGCCCCACCTTGTCAGCGATGCCGAATTCTTTCCCCTCGAATTCGACTCGCCTAGCGAGTTTCTTTCCGTCTTCCGTGTTGTCCGTGATGAGATCCACACCTTCAGACCGAGCCTGAATCCGGGTGGCTTCATCTTCCGCGATTTCTTCCGGCGTCCGGGTGTCGAATACCTGTTCCACCTGAACGGACGCGTAGTCTTGCGGGAGTAGTCGGAGTGCCTGTTTCGGGTCCACTTGCTGAGCCATGCTCATTCCCTTTCCATCGCGCCTAGCGCTATCCCTTTCCCGCCTAGCGGTTCCGGGTGGTCCCGAGCCTGCCGGATAACGGGGGCTCTCCGGCAGGCTCGGGACGTCTCTCCGGCTTGATCAGCCGCGCGCCGCTCCGGCCGTCCAGTACTTGAACGGCGGGAGTCCTGACGGCTTCTCAGCCCTGTATTCGACCGGAAGAGTTGCCTTGTTGGCACCCTTCTTACGGGACGTCTTCACGTCACCGGTCTGGAAGCACTGATACATGATGAGTCGTTCGGTGGAATCCTGCGCTTCCCATCCCACCATCGCGCGGACTTCCGCACCGACTTCAGGGGGGCTGTACTCGCTCAGGAGAGTTGCACCGGAACCGGACGTGGTGAGACTGCCGCCGTTAAGCGCACGTTTGAAGTTCGTTGCGTGCACCTGAGCGAGATCGAACGTGATGCTGATTTCACGACCGGTGGACACAACGGCCACCGGATCGTAATACTCAGCCACTTCCACGTCATCCGTAGCGGGCTTGTAACTGAACTCGGAACCATCGTCGGTGGCTCCGAACAGAAGCCACGCGACAGGCCATGTGTCCGTGAAGACGGACCCGGCAACGGTGTTCGCGGGAAGGGTGGAACTCAGCGGAGCCCAGTAAAGGAACCCCGGACCGAGTGCGATTGCATCAATCGGGACGGTAACGGCGGGCATATCCCGTATCCTTTCTTGCCACCTAGTGGCACTTCATACCGTCCTAGACGGTAATCCAGAAGTCCGCATCTACTAGATAACGGAATTCCTCACGGGTTGTGAGCTGATCATCGATCGGTGTGGGTCCCGCGATATTGTCCACCACTAGGATTTTGTAATCCCCCGCCTTTTCGGGACTCCCGTTCAGGCTTTCGAGAACCGACGTGTACGCCACAGCGGCTTCCGCACTAGCCTTCTTTGTACTCGCATAGATAGTCGCGCTGATCCGGGCTCGTCCCACCGGCGTTTCTGCCGTCAGATCGATCGGAGTTCCCACAGAAAGGATGTGCGCGTATACACCCTGAGACCGGAGACGCTTCAGGAACGCGCCACGTTCCAGCGGCTTACCGGTTCCCACTAGATCGTCACGAGTGTTGATCCAATCCTTCACGATCCCTTCCGTGTCGAGTGCCATTAGTCCACGCTCCGAACATCGTCCAGAGCCGGACGCAAGTAGGGTTGTGGGTCCGTGCCGGGATGGTGAACCTCAGGACCGAACACGTGCCCGTGCTTATCGCGAAGTGGATATGGACCCTTTGAACGGATCACGTGGGCAGCCGTGCCGACTTCCACCCCGAGCCCGTACGGGTAGCCTTCCGGCGTTTCGGCCGGAGACTGGATATCGACGTACAGCCCTTCCGCATCGATGCCGACAATCCATCCGATCTTGGATCGCATGTATCCGGACGGCCGTCCATTGCTGCCGTCTGGGCTGACAGGTGCGCGACGCTTGGCACCTTGTGTGCCGACTTCCCCAACCCGAGCCATGAACCTTCCGACCGGTCCACCCTCAGAATTGAGTATCCGATTGAGTTCCTGACTGTTCCACTCGATACGTCCACCGGTAGCCATTACGGACCCCCGTTGGATGGACGTTCAACGTTCGCGTGTTCAAGTCGCCACATGATGCCCTGAACGGTGCTGAGAGCTTCTGTCGCGTCCGAACTCAGTGCCTTGTATACCTCGGGGGTAAGCGCACCACAGAAGCGCGCTACAGCGGCGCACAGACCGGCAAACGGTTCCACGTCCACGAGTTGGACCGTGATCCCGTCCGGTGCCTGCCGCTGTGGCGTGTCTTCCTCCCGGTGCGCCATGGTCAGGAATCCTTGCCGGTGCTCTTGGCAGGCTCAGGCTTCTTTGTGGAAGCCCCACCGGCGCGCGCGCTCTTGGCAGTCGCGGACTCGCCACTCTTGCCCGCATCACTGGCAACCTTGTCCCTGAGATGCGGCGGCATCTCTCCGCGCTCCATGGGACGTTCCGGCTCGTCTTCCGGACGGTCTTCCCACTCGTCACGGGGGACCACGAAACCGGCGTCCAGTAGTCCGAGTTCCTTCACGGTGGAATCCGGCACCGGGTCACCTTCATTGAATGCGGTCACCATGCCGTTACGGATGGGCTGTACCGCCACGTACCCGTAAATGTCTTCCGGTCGGTGCGACATTAGATATCGTTCCTGTCTCCCCACCACACCGGTTCCGGCATGGTCCATGTGGGCATCCCTGTACCTGATCCGGTATCAGGGTCTTCCGTCGCTGCCTTGAATCGGTCCCACTCATACCGGGCTCGTGCGTCAAGCTGAGCGTAGTAATTCGCGTCAGCGTTCCTGTCCGGGTAAGCAAGCTCGATATCGGCAGCCGCACGCCACATTGCCGCATTCTTTGCTACGGCTTCTAGTGGTGCGCCGATGGTGGTTACGGCTTCCACGTCGGCAACCGCATGATCAATGATTGCCTGAGCCTGAGCGGCAGTCGGACGGGTATCGGCCGTGAACGTGTTCAGGTATTCGTCTTCACCGGGCAGGCTGACGTTAGCGGTACGAGTCGGTACACATCCCCCGACTTCCGCTAGCGTCGGTGCCCACGTTGCCATTTACAGTCCCGGAATGGTCTTTGCCTTGACAGTCACGTTAGTGACAGCCGTGTACGTGACCGCTACCAGACCGGCGTTCACCCCGCCCTGATCAAACCTTCCATCGTTCTTGATGAAAAGTTCCTGTTCATCCGTAGCGCCGAGAACCATGGTGACATCTTTGTCGTCACCATAATTGCTCGGGGTAACGGAATTGATCGTGGCAGTGCACGCCGTACCGGCCGTACGAATGGTCAACAGAATTCCCTGACCACTGATCGGGAACATGTCGCCACCACCGGCGGCAGCCACGAAACCAGAAGCCTGCCCCTGGTTCGTGCCGCCCTGAAAGCTCTTGCTCAGTACCTTGACGATCGGACTCGTGAGAGTTGCCATTTACCCATCTCCATTTCGGGACGGTACGGCACGGGGTGCGTGACCTAGTGGTGTGGGGATCACGGCGTGTGGACCCATGCCGTACCGGGCTCCGATCGTCAGGACGCGAACCGAGCCATGAGCGCATCCTTGCTCATGGAGTTGGCTTGCGTCTTGCTGACACGTGCCGGATTGCGCTCGTCCGTGGCGTAGTCCACCCATGCCGCCTTTGAATCGTCCGGAGACGGCTTCTGAAGCAACTCGGGGGTCTCGTCCTCAGGTTCGCTTTCCGACTCGCTCTCGGCGCTCTCAGCGGCCGGAGCGACGTCCACCGGACGAACGGCACCGATCACCATGAGCGTTTCGAGCTGAACGTCATCCACACCATCGGGGAGGTAATCCCCCCGCTGAAGCACGGTGGGATTTCCGTCTTCATCGAACACGTTGCACTTTGGCCACACAACCTGATTCGGCATTTCATCCCCCTTATCAGGTGAGAAGCGTGCCGGTAATGGCGCACGCCGAATCGGGTTCCTGAACGACAGGAACAACGGGGCGACGTCCACGAACGAGCCACTGATCGTTCGCGTCAGGGTCGCGACGCGTCCAGGACTCCACACCGTTCGCCGGGTCACCCAGGTACTCAGGCGATTCCAGACGCTCGTAAGCGAGACCCCCGAGCATCGTGGAATCGAGAACCATTGCCTTGACGCCGGTGGGAAGGTTGTTCGTCGGCAGGATGCGGAGTCCCGCAATGGTGATCTGATCCCCGGAAACGGTCACCGGAACATCG